ATGGACAACGACAAAATTGATCAACACAGCGACGAAATTGAAGTTGAGAGCGAAGAAAAAGAGCGCGGCAAAAAAATAGAAATAGATGAAGACCGACTCCCCTCCCGGGCGATGGCAATTCATGAGCATATCCGCCAGGATGGTGAAAAAGAGCTGGAACGCGACGCAATGGCGCTACTGTGGTCAGCCATTGCGGCGGGTCTGTCGATGGGCGCTTCGTTACTGGCAAAAGGGATATTTCATGTCGAACTGGAAGGTGTGCCGGGCAGCTTCTTGCTGGAGAATCTCGGTTATACCTTTGGTTTTATTATCGTCATTATGGCCCGCCAGCAATTATTTACCGAAAATACCGTGACTGCGGTACTACCCGTCATGCAAAAACCGACAATGAGCAACGTCGGCTTACTTATACGGTTATGGGGCGTCGTGCTGCTGGGTAATATTCTCGGGACAGGTATTGCGGCGTGGGCATTTGAATATATGCCTATCTTCAATGAAGAAACTCGCGATGCATTTGTCAAAATCGGCATGGATGTGATGAAGAACACCCCCAGCGAGATGTTTGCCAACGCGATCATTTCCGGCTGGCTGATCGCCACTATGGTTTGGATGTTTCCTGCAGCGGGTGCGGCAAAGATTGTGGTGATTATATTGATGACCTGGCTTATTGCCCTGGGTGACACCACCCATATCGTGGTCGGTTCTGTTGAAATCCTCTATCTGGTGTTTAACGGTACGCTGCACTGGAGCGATTTCATCTGGCCCTTCGCACTACCTACTTTAGCGGGGAACATCTGCGGCGGCACCTTTATCTTCGCGTTAATGAGTCATGCACAGATTCGTAACGACATGAGCAATAAGCGTAAAGCAGAAGCACGCCAAAAAGCAGAACGTGCGGAAAACATTAAGAAAAATTATAAAAACCCGGCATAAATGGCGAGGGTTTAAGCAATCGAGCGGCAGCGTACTTACCCCGCACTCCATTAGCGGGTATACTCATGCCGCATTGTCCTCTTAGTTAAATGGATATAGTGATATAAATTTGTAACTAGCTATATAATAAAGATTTATTTGCAATAATTATAATTTTTATGTACTCATTTATGTACACACATTTTTGAGGCCATTCCCTAGCTCTTTAAAATCGTTACATCACTGGGCAGTCATCAAACTCCGCATTTCTGGCATCATTAATGATGTACGTGATCACCCCGAATATAGCTGGTGCAGAACTGTAACCGTCATCATCTACTGGCAGTGCTTCCCTTCTTCCGTTCTCCAGATTAACCAGGTGAGGTTGAGGATGAGTTCGATATCGCTTTATTCTGAACTCCCCGTCTATTGCACATATCAGCAGCGAGCCATCACAGGGAGAAAGTGAGGCATCAACAACAAGCAGCGCCCCCTGGATTATCCCTTCCCTGAAATGTGAACGCGATGCCCGCATAAAATAAGTCGCTGCTGGCTGGCTGATTAACTGCTGATCGAGGGAGATTCGTGTTTCAACATAATCTGCCGCAGGTGAAGGAAAGCCCATGTTTACGCCCTCTCTTGAATACCGGATAAAAACACAGTATAAATACTGTATATCCATCCAGTAAAGAGGCAATGAGCAATGTTCGTGGAACTCGTTTATGACAAAAGGAATTTTGATGGTCTGCCCGGTGCAAAAGATATCATTCTGGGCGAGTTAACTAAGAGGGTTCACCGGATCTTCCCCGATGCTGATGTTCGGGTTAAACCGATGATGACACTGCCGGCGATCAACACTGACGCCAGCAAGCATGAGAAGGAACAGATAAGCCGTACTGTTCAGGAGATGTTTGAAGAGGCTGAATTCTGGTTAGTGAGTGAATAATTTTTTCAATATCCGCCACAGTTACATTTTGATTACGCTGTGGCAGATATTCGTTTTTGTAGATTTTCCTAAGCAGGAACCTTTGGCCAGACTGGTTTTGTGGTATCGACACGCATTAAATTCAACCTGTAGTCCTGCCAGATTATCAAGTCGGCGGCTTCTTCATCCGTCGCTTTGCCTCTGTCAACGGCGTACTGTCGCCAGGCTATTTCACTATCCGCCTCTAAACGCAGTCTGGATTTCTTTGCTTCAGCTGAAGCAATCAATTCCTCAGCCGTTGGAGCAAGAAGCCCCATCGCTTCCGGTTCCGATATTTTAATTAACCCTTCCAGAATAAATTCCTCATCACAGTCATCTTCATATGCAAACACTGCATTGCTTTTATTTTTGAAATATTGCATTACCGTAACTCCGCCCATGAAGAAAATGCGCCCGAAAATATGTATTGTGCACCAGGTGGCACAATGGCAAATAATGTTGAATCTGAATCTGCCCCTCGCGCAAACGCCGTTAATACACCTCCAACATAGAGCCCCCTGTCTCCGTCACCCGTCTCAGGAATAGATACGCAGATTGGTCTGGTTGTGCTGTTGGTGTAAGTCACTCCGGCAGTTCGTGAAGCGGTAACATTCACCCAGGTCTGTCCCGTTCCCAGTGCCTTAGATGCATCTAACTTACTGTCAAAAAGATATTCAAGCCCGGTCCCGTTCAGAGTTGTATCAGACGGGAGAGCTACTGAACCTGAAAATGTTTGCTTCTGAGTAAATGTATTTTTAGCATCCGTTTTCGCGGCGCTGGTTAAGCCGAGATATGAAAGTAATCCGGCAACATCCTTTCCTGATAACGCTGTTAATGTGTCGTCTTTGTCTTGTTTATAATCAAACCATGCCTGTAAACCAATCCCTTTGTAAGCGGTATTGGCTGGAAGTGAAACACTTAACGTGAATTTCACTTCTCCAGTAAATGTGTTGTTTGCGCTTGTTTTTGCTAAATCCTCCAAACCAAGGTTTGAAAGGGCCTCGGCAATTGCCGCTGCCCCATCTGCTTTAATATCTGCAAAAGGATGTGCTCGGCTTAACAGCAGCGCCTTCAGCGCAGTCAGTAACTGGTTATGTTTTGATTTTTCCAGGTTAACGCCGGTTGCTTCTACCACTCCCGCCAGTTCTTCCTGCAACATATCAAAATAGTCGTCATCCAAATCAGTGGCTGGCGTTCCTGTTTGCGGGTTTCCACGGGTAAAGCCGTTCTTTCCCGCGCCGAATTTATCTTTCTGCGCAGTAGGTGTGTCAATGCGATGCATAATGTCTCCGGTTACGGATATTTGAATATTACGTAGGTATGGGACGGGCAAAGTTTATTGATAACGCACTCGGCAACAGTGTCACCCCAGTAGCGAATGGGCGTATCGCAATTGTCTGAACAGGTCATCCAGGTGGCATCTGTTGAAGCAGGCATATTCACCTGCCAGTAATAACGCCATTCAATTGAATAGGTCGCCTCCACACACGGCGACGTACAATTGAAAGGTCCCTTGTTATAGCGCGTGATACTGGCGTCGGGTTTTCCGAGTGCAGCCAGTTGGCGAAGGTAGAAATCTTCGTTGATTCCTCCAGTAAGATTAACTTTTGCATCCAGTCGCTGCTGCCGTTGCCGTAACGTCTGTGTTCCTGATGGAATGCATTCATCAGGCAGGCCACAGCACCGCTCCCATCGGTCAATAAGTTCTGTAGTTGTGCGCGGATCAAGCTCCTGCATGAGTTCATCACCACGCTGATGCACCCTGCGCAAAGATGGAGCTATGCCACTTATCGCAACATCGTCTACTGACCATGCAGGCCCTGGTGGAAGCAGCGCACTCAGTAACTGGACATAATCATCATTACTCACACCCACGTTATTACCCCCAGTACAGCCAGTTCATTTTTTGCAACTGGCGTATCAACTGTTGGAGAAAGGAGTTTATGGCTGTGCTCACCGGCAGCTATAGAAATCGCCTCGTTTGTACGGGAAAGTTCAAGCGTCCCCTTCGGATGACCATCCCGCAGCAGAAATGAACGGAGCTCAGCCTCTACCGCAGCGCGAATTTCAGGTGTATCTGGATTCAGATCAATTGTGTAATTGACCGTTTTTGGCGTTCCCTTAAATACATAGAGGTCTGAACCCGCTACGGGTGCCAACGGTTCAATATGTGCCTGAGCAGCAGCCACGGTTGCATCATCAAGAATCGGGTTAATCAGGTCGCTACTGGCAATCAAAACGCCAACCGTTCCCGTCCCCATCCAGTGACGGTAAGTCCACGCACGTGTTACGCCGGGTACTTCTTTTGCCCAGACAACATAATCTCCGTCAGCGCCACCTTGCGGAGTCCAGTAGTAGCGCTCCATAACCCGGGCACGCCAGACCTCAAGGTCTTCAGTATCAAAACCGCCAGCGATCGTATCGGCCATGCCACCAGAAGGAAGTCCGTTAACCGGCGTAACCAGTGAAAGCGCCTCGCCATCATCCATATTCCCGGTCATACCTGTCACGCTGCAGGCAACAGGCACCCGAAGCACACCACCAGCACTCGTTGCATCTGCCTGAGCGGTGTACTGGACGAGGTCGTCACGCTGAATGACCGATCCTGCACTCACCTTGAGTCCGTTCGTTACGCCATCCCATCGCATAAAACCTGATGCGGCCACGGCATCTTTCCTCGGACAGCGTTTCATCGCCGCATGCCGATAAAGCCATGACTCATCGCACAGGTCAGGCAGCATATTCATCGCCAGATAATCGATATAGCCATAAACCGTATGCAGCGCCCCCGCATAAACCTTGGCTCTGACATCTTCATCCATGCGGCGAAGCTCATCATTGATGTCAAGCCGTGCAAAAAGGTCGGTGCGGATCATGCTGATGTTTTCGGCCAGCGTTGGCCGCTGAAATTCACTGTCCGCCATTTGCAATCACGCTCCAGAAATCGTTAAAAGAAATTGTTACCGGACCATCCCGGCGCCACAGAACAATGCTGTTTCCCAGTTCATTGATACCGGTTCGCTGTATATCTATATCTATCCTGGACACAACACCGTCATCGAGCATCCACTGAAGGGATTCCCGGATATACGTTCGCACCGTATTCACCAGCGCGTTTGTGAGCTTGCTCCGTTGTAAAAGCCATAGCTTTGACCCATAACGATCGTTGGCCACCATCGGCCAGGTATCTCCCCACCACCCCATAGGTACATCAGCATTGTCGTCAGGGTCTGCGCGCCGGTGAGTGAAGAGCGAAATCACCACTGCGCGCGTTAGTGGGTCAAGCTGAGAACTGGCATTTACCTGGGTTCCGTTGACTGTCAGCCAGAGTTCCATCACACCTCCATCTTGTTATCGGGCGCATCGGTTTTATTTCCCTGTCCGTTTTCTTTGTGATGGTGTCCGTTATAGGCAACGCGCATGTCTGACATTGTCAGACCACCAGAATCGCAGAGGTCTTTAATCTGTCCCGTTGACTCAATGTCCATTTCAAAGCGGGCTTTTGGCGCGTTTTTGAACGTAATCACCTTGCCACCACCATCAACAACAATCCCGGCGCGTGTCAGCGTGACTGACTGCCCCTGGTCATCGTAGAGAGCGACCTCCCCCGTTTTGAGCCCCTTCATGCGATAGCGACGATCAGATACGGTGATCGCAACGGCGTGAGAACGGTCGCCGTCAGGAAACAGAACAACAGCCTCTGCACCCGCTTTTGCACGAGAAGTGAAGCCATAAGATTCAAGGTGCTCAATGCCCGCCTTTTGCTGCCCGGCCAGTAACTCAACATCTATCATCTGGCACTTTGAAGCCGCGTTGATACTCTTCACCACAGCGCGGCCAATGAGTCCTAACAGTTGCCTTTGCAGACTTTGCATCACGCTCATCAGAACGGGTCCTCTTTGACTTTCCGTTTTTTGCCGCGCTTCTTACTGTCATTTTCAGGTTCTGGCAGATAGGCATCCGGCGGCCCGACACGTAATTCGGTTATTGTGCCGTTGTTGTCTTTAGTGAATGACACTTCAGAAATGAGCAGCTCGCGGTTATTGAAGCCACAAATGGGGTCATAGACGATAACGCGCTGGTTTGGTTGCCACAGTGAACCGTCACCCTGCCGCCAGCCCCACACTGTGTATGTGGTTTCATCGGTACGTGCAGCTCGCTGGCGCGCCTCGAATTCAGCACGCGCAATGCAACTGGCTCCTGTTGACTGCCCCGTCTGCTGTACTGCCATGGGACGATAGCGGCCAATTGATGCGTCTGTTGTTTTTGCGCGAAGCGCCGTTGTTGTCGCAGCCCCAAAATCATCATCGTTTCCGGCACGCTGACCAGAAACCTGATAAGTGGAAAAACGTTCACGGATGCTTTTCTCGGTATCGCAGGAAATAACGTTTTTACCCAGCACCAGAGCTGTATGAGCGCGCGTGCTACCAATGCCGCCGATAACAAGCCTGCCCCGAGGGTCGTCGTAGGCCAGCGCCTGCTGTTGTCCAAGCATCTTGTTGAGGACTTCGATAACTGTTTCACCGTGATCGGGTTGTACTCCGGGAATAGCGCCACCCGGTGCGCCAGCGTTTACAACCGCAATACCAAAAGGTCTGGCAAGCGCCGAGGCCACCTGAACGAGTGATTGCCCATTGAATTGAGTCGGCTCGGCAGCACAATCAATCAGATCGGCGGTCAGACTGCGCCCACTAATTCCGACACTAATTGATCGCGCATCATAGCGAACCGGCGTTGCTTCAACCCAACCGGTAACCACCAGGTCATCACCGATTAGAACCTCAACCTTGTCGCCGTTTTTAACTCTGGGCTGAAGTGACGTAACACCATCACCACCGGGCCACTGTCGGGTGATCTCTACACTAAAATCGCGAGCTAATCGCTCAATCCCTGAACCAATGCGAATTGACGTCCACCCCCCCCACTCACGGCCGTTAACACGGAGAGTTACGTTATCGTTCATCGTACAGGAACCCTCAGTGGAGATACCGGCACAAAGCCAGGATGTGCGACCGCATTGCGCCTGACAATGTCAGACTCCCGCGCAGCGTTATCGAACCAGGTTGCTGCCAGAACCAGTGCCGGAGTTACCTCATCAGGCGTTCTGACAACGGTCTTTTGGGTCTGTACCAGGCGGTGTTTTATGTCGTTGTTAAGGTCAGATTTCGCCCGGCGCAAAGCCAGAAACAAACGGTCATCTGTCGTACGGGATAGTTCTTTATCAATAGCAGTATTCAGTGTGTCGCGGATATCGACCAGATCATCCCATGCAGGCACGTCGACAACGGTCACTTCATCAGGAGCATTGTTCAGCTCAGGATGAGTAACAGAAGGCCAGCCAGTGGACTGCTGGCTTTGTTCGCTTGTGGTGATAACTGGAGCGGGTAACGTTGTGACAGCATAAGCCGCTTCGCTTATTGCTGTTGTGCGAATCGCACTGGCAACATAATTACTTTGCTGCTTCTGGTTCTGCGTCGTCCTGCTGTCCGTGTTCCACACGCCACGCGGTGCCAGATCACTCCCCATGGAGATACCTGAAAAATTTTTAATCATTGTGAACAGATCGCTGGCATTACCAGAGAGCCGATTCCCCGAACGCCACATTGTCTGCAACTGATCAACAAAGCCTTTGCCTGAAGATGGCGGCGGGAGCAGAACAGAGATATCACCCTGCATTAGACGTGCGGCGGCGGAAATGCCAGCATCGACCATCGCCATTTTGTCAGAGACGTAGCCAAGCATGCTGGTCGCATCGTCAATCACACCGTTCTGTACAAAATCAGGCATACCGTCCATGCCAAACTGGTCGAAGTTATCGCTGATGCAGTCATCAAGAGCAGAGCAAGAAGAAACCAGCGTGTTAGCCGTTGCGGTACCTGATGTCGGATAAGTAAGTTCACCAGCCTCAACGAAACGAAGATCAAAGCGCACCATGCGCCCTTCACTGCTCGATGCACTCACGTTAATTTCGCCATCGACGCAAACGCTCATCTCGCCATATGCGGGATGGATAAGGGTCCCAGGCCCCGGCTTATTGAGAGCCTCAATTAGTCTGTCACGTTGCTCATAGCAGTCATCGCCGATGACATACCCAGAAAATTTAGGTCTTGAAGTTGCTTTGCCCAGGTCTTCCGTATAGGGCTTATCACGGTTCACAAACTCGTGTGTTTCGACACGCCGCCCAGCGGTTAGACTCTCGTCTTCAGTTTTGAACGGAACGCCACGAAACGACGCATCCACCAGCCGATCTTTCCACGCCATATAAACTCCGAGCATAAAAAAACCCGCCGAAGCGGGTTGAAGAGATAGAATGAATTATCGCAGAAAAACATCTATTGAATAAATATCTCCAATCTTTAAAAATTTCGAGTCACTTTTACTGTCAATCGACTCAAAGCTATTAACGCCTGAAAACTTCTTCATCTTATTTTCAAATATAACTTCATCGACACCGGAAAGATATTTAAAAGCCCTGCTAGCCAAAACAACATTACTAAGTTTTTGAGTGTTGCCGTTATCCTTATAGAACCATATTTTAACTCTTTCAGTACATGGAGACTGGTATAGCGTCAGATAGAACTGAGGTTCATACTTACTTTCTGCATCATCACTAAGTGCTTCTTCAGTGGATAATTCTTTTCTGAATTCGTATTGTTTTTTGATAATACCATTTTCTTTAATAGAATTTACGCGAACAGGCTCTTTCCCAAGCGAATCAATGAATTCGGATTCGTTGAAGTCGAGCCTGCATTCTTCAGCATTTACTCCAAAAGAAATTAATACCATTAAAAATAATATCATTGAGCGCATGACCACTCCTAAAATGTAAACATCCAAGAATGGTAATGTTATATCACCTTTTAAGCATAAGCTACGAAATGATTTGAGTGTTGGCTACCCGCCCATGCCAGTTCTACCAATTCTGGTATAACCAACATCGGTACTCACGTTGATGCCTCTGGATTTCGACTCTGTCACTGTTGTTCCAGGTTGAGCGCCTTTTAGCTCAACAACAACTCTGGCCTCTGGCTGTGAAGGTGTCCCCTGATTAATCTGATAAGGGTTATAGCCACTGCTAGCAACACCAGTACCATAAGCACCGTAACCACCAGCGCCCCACTGCGCAGCGTTAGCAGCAGCAACAGTGTCACTGGCTCCATCAGAGAACCATTCAATAATAGGTTTGAGCTTATTCCACATATCCTGGAACCACTTAACAACTGGTCCCCAGTTATTGATGATCAATCCTAGTGGTGTCCAACCAAAGACTGTTTTCATCAACTCCCATCCGACTTGGAAATATGGCCCAATCTTATCCCACATTTCTTTAAACCACGGGCCTACCGTACTCCAGTTGGCAATAATATAACCTGCGGCTATTGCAATAAGTCTGAACAATATTCCCCACGGGGACATTGATATAGTCTTACTTACCAAACCTAAAGCAAAGTTAACTCCCATAAACCCAAGTTTTAAAGCAGCAAGACCAGCAACAAGGCCGACTACTCCCCTGATTACATCAGGATTTTTCTCGGCAAAGTTAGAAAATTTTTCCCCGAGATCACCAAGCCAAATAACAATCTGTTTAGTGTCCGATGAAAAAGCACCACCTATAGCTGCGAGTCCATTTGTAGCTGTCCCTGTCATTGCTTCCCAGAGATTTGCCAAGGTTCCAAGCTGTGCCTCAACACGTTTGTTTAGGCTGGCTTGCTTATTCATTTTTTGTTGAACCTGGTCATAGCCGTCTTTACCCTTATCTATAAGGGCGTTAACTACCTGGAGTGTTTCCGCATCATCACCAAACAGGGCTTTTAACACTCCCGTTCGTTTCACATCAGTTAATTTTCTGAGTTTCGATAACTGCGTAAACATTTTATCAATACCGCCGAAACTGCCTTTGCCATCGGTGAAATCAAGATTCACGCCGAGCTTTTGACGTTGCAGTACTTTATTGACGCCATTGACTTTCTTGATGTCTAAACCGGACTGGATAACTTTGCGAAGGGCGTTTCCGGCTGACTCACCCTGCATACCCATCTGGTCCATCATGACGCTGATCGGAGCAAGTCCCTGAGCGGCTTTCAATCCGTCCTTATTAACCATCTTCAGAACTGAGCTGGTTTTGGTGAAAAACGACAACATGTTGGTGTCATCGACACCAAGGTAAAACGCTTTCTGGATGGTATCAAACAGCCCCATCATGTCATCTGATGCGGTCCCAGTTGCGTCCTGCATTTTTGCGGCGAATTCTGCCGCTGCTTCAGGTGTTTTTTTAAGCTGTACAGCAAGGTATGCAGTCGCTTTGCCTACCCCACCCAGAATGTTTTCTGCCGGAATACCCTGGCGAACAAGCATCTGCATCATGTTCTGAAAATCAGCAGTCGTGCCAGGTAACTGATTCCCAAGCCCAACAGCCAGTTTGTTTATTTTTTCAAAACTATTGCCGACTTCTCCGTTCGCCTGCATCATCGCGACCTTCAGCCCAGTAGCCGCATTCTCCTGATCCGCATAGGCTTTAAGCGATACAGTCAATCCAGCAGCCAAACCACCCGCCAGCGCTAATCCACCTTTTGAAGCTTCCTCTGCCTGGCGCTTGAAACCACGGATATTTTTCTGCATCCGTGAAAGCGCAGGAGATAGCTTATCTACGCCAGTAATCAGAGCCTTAAGCTCAAATTCAGCCATTGCCTTTCTTCTCCTGCTCTATCCTGTTTGCCTGACTGACCAGCAGCGGAATCTCACTGATTGGCATTTTCAGCAGTTCAAATGGGTTAATGCGCCAGTAGCTGGCGCAGTCAAAAAAACGATCAGTGAGATAATTGGCAGTCAGGCCTGGAGGAAAAAACCAGCAACCAGCCAGCCTGCGCTATTCAGGTCGCCGGGTTTCATCTGATCTACCGTACTCAGCGGCACATTAGCCAGCCGAACAATGTACTTCGCGATAATATGCGCCTGCAGTTTGATGGATTCGTCCTGATTCATCTGGTACGGATAACCAAGTTCGCGAACGTCTTTACCAGTCGGTTCATTAAACTCCAGGACGCTGATCGTTTCACCATGCGCGGTTACTGGATGTTTCAGCTCAAGTTCTTTCATTACTGGTAATCCCCTTCTTCACCGTGGAATTCAAGATCTGCCGTACCTTCTTCGGCATTGTGGTTTGCCTCACCGTGTAGCCAGGCAGACGACAAGACATAAACCTGACCATTTGCCAGTTCGGCGGTAATAGTCATCTGGTCCGAGGTTGTGACCTTGTTGACCGGAAAATCTTTCGGCACTTTGAAGGTGCCTTTGATATACGGCGCGCGGTGTGTTTCTTTACGATCCACCGAGCCATCAAGGCCAATAACATCATCATTGACCTTAGTATTCATCGGCACCTCAATACCGCCGGTCATGGATAATTGCTGACCATCAATTTTGAAATAACAAGTACCTGCAATGCGCGGCATTATGCGGACTCCTCTTGATACTGAAGGCGGAACTGGTTAACGACAGCAAACACTCGCAGCTGGTTAACATAGTCAGGCGGGAACAGGGTGTTGATACGGTTCGGATCGGTCGCGTCACGCTCAACTTTCAGGTATTGCTTGAACAGGTCGTAATTTTCTACGATCCCGGCGCGCTCCATCTGTCGGTAAGTCGCCAGCAGCTCCCCTTTGATAACCGCCGGGGTAACAATCGCCTGACCAGGACCGAAGCGGGTACCATCGTTCGCCAGTTTATGGCGGCCGTATTTGCTGGTAATGACAGACTTCAACTTGCGCAACACATATACGCTGGTATGAAGTGTTTCACTATCGAGATAACTGTTGTCTGCAACACCGTAGGCGTTTTTCTTGTACGTTGTAACGTCTCGCTGAATGCGAAGCGTACCGCTTTCTACGTATGACGTTGCAATCCCATGTGACAGCAGAGACTGCTGCTCGGTCATCGTGAAGCGCTTCCCTTTTGGTGCTGGCAGCATGTCCACCAGTTCGCCGGTTTGTGTCGGACGGGCCGGATCATTGCGGATAAATACCGCGTTGCGCGCGGTACGACTGGCTACCAGTTCATCTGCCGGGGTCTGAGTTTCTTTCTCATACCCCGCCAGGGTGATGTGCTGTTGGTTAAGCTGATCGCCAGCGGCAACCAGATCAGAAAGCGTTCCGAGTTTTGCTGTATAAACGTGGCCATAAAGCTGGCGCGCGTAGCTCCAGCGACCGCTGGTATCGTTCATTTCGCTGACAAATGCATTAACCGAGGCCAAATCGCTGAACGGATGACCAATATAATCAAACGGCTCATCGGCCATGGCAGCAATAGCACCGTTGAGTACCGGGGCACCAGTTCCGGCAGTACCAGCGGCAACGGCTACAGCTACGCCTGCGGGCAAAACTTCCCCGCCACCGTAACCGTAATAATTCAGAACCACGGGGATTTCATTCCCGCTCAGACCTTTGTGACGCGCTGTCAGAGTGACCACGCCAGCGGCAGACGAAGCGATAACCGGCAATGTCGGATCAGCATTGATTGCATCTTTAATGCTCGATGCCACGGCCTCAACATCATCACCGCTTACAACTGCTGCCTGAATACGAGTACGCCCGACATAAACATTCACTGTGCCGCTCTCAGTTGCTGCGCCAGTTACGGTCAGGGTATACGTGGCCGCCACTCCCGCCACTGGCTCAGGGACAGCAATGATGTAAAGCTCACCAAAAGGATCGGTTTTGCGATACGCAGCAACCATGCGAGCAAGCTGACTACCGGGACCACAAATCTGCTTTGCGTAATCAGCGGACGGCATCAGCACCAGTGAATCAGGCTGAATTGACGCACCTGTATTAGCATGGCCAAGCAGCAATGATGGCGCTGACTCCTGACTTGTATTCGCCGCCGAATTATCCATCTCAGCATAAAACAGTGGCACCAGCGTATTTGCCGGGATAGTGCTGAAACTAACGGTCATTGGTTTCCACCTTTTTTTGTTTAACTTTGTTCACGCGCCTGATATCACCAGCGGCTTCCCGGCGCAGCCAGTAGCTGCTTTCTTCAACATTTCGCCCTTCAACAGGCAAAAGGTCGCCTCGGGCAGGGTCATGTACTGACCGCCCTTTTTGGGGTTTTACAAACATGTTTTTCCTCAGGAGGGGAGAGTTATCTCTGTGTGATGCTCGGGCTTCCCGTCGGGGCCATGTCCCGGATCGATAAAATCAACATCAATCGCCAGCGTTTTAAAATCATCCAGATCGTTCAGCTCGTCCTGCTGACGAGTGTCATCTTCTGAAAGCTCTTTCAACACAGAGAAGTCGAACTGGTAGCTCAGTTCATGCCGGTTCACATCAAGCAGCGTGCCGCCTGCATAGGTGATCGGGTTTCCGCGCTCTTCAGGATTCCAGCCCAGGAGCGCTTTAAACAGTGACTGTCGTACATCGTGAACAACATCATATGAGGCAAACTGACCGCGCTCATCCCGGCCATTGCTGACAAACACAATGACGGAAAACCCTTCGGTTAAATCCTGCCAGTAGTCAGTCTGGCTCTTCTGCTCCCCTGGCGAATCATCTCCAGGAACAACATAAGCCGCAGGCAGTTTCATCTTCCCGACTTCCGGCAAGTCCTTAAACTGCGCAGCGCCTGCTACACGACTCTGGAATTCCGGGCAACGCGCCCGAAGTGTTGCAATAATCGGGGCCAGTTTCATCAGCGTCGCCTCTCCGGTTTGAGTGATAACCGCAGTTCACGCGCCAGGTAGTAACGCGTCCACGGGTTGTTTTTGTTGAGTGTCTCAACCATAAAATTATTACGCGGGGCCAGACGCCAGCCGCTACCACCAGAAGCGCCACGGTGATGGCTGCGCCGACGTTTTGCGCCACCGCGCACACCGTAGAACAGAAATGCCGGGTAAAAATCGCCGGTGATAAGCCGGTTCCCCTGCCCGTTCTTCTGGTTCGGTGCAATACGTGCCATAAACCCCGGTCGCCGTCCGCTTGCTTTTGGCACCATGTAACCGATGGATTTAGCCAGGCGGCCTGTCTGGTAACCGGGGTTTTCACCTGGTTCAGAACGACCACGGCGCATCACCAGACGGCGTGCGTCGCGCATATGGCGCTGGCCGATGGTGACAAAGGCACGCCGAACGCGCGCGCGGTTGAAGCGCATTTCGTTCGGCTGCTGAAAATCAACGTGTAAAAAGGGTTCCGCCACTGGAATTCCCTCCGGTATTTTCTGTAAATAAACCCAGTTCGGTGCACTCAAGAAGCAGAAACCGTCGTTTACTGTTTAGATCGCGAACACGTTTCACGCGGTACACCTCGTCCCCCTTCGCCACCTCAAAATCAGTGGTAATCCCACGACGCCAGCGAATGGTGATGTAATGTGTGATGGCATTGTCCGTCTGCGCCGTTTCCTGGTATGTGGTGGCGCTGGTTTGCAGCACCTTTGCCCATGCTTTGAATAAAACCGGGTATTCAGGCTCGGTACCGAAATCATCAGCAGGAACATCCACTCTTTCCCTGAGAACCACTCGCTGATCGAGTTCACCGGGGTCAGGCATGGTGTACAGAGCACTGGTGTTAGTTGACCGTCTCTTCATACTAATATCCCGATACAGGTAATCGCCGTGGATATAACAGAAATTCAAAAGCCTGAGGAGTCTCTGACATTTCCAGTTCTGATACTGAACTTCGATTCTCATACCAGTGGCTGATCAGCATCAGCATCCCCAGTTTGATATCATTGGTGAGCACGATTCCGTCAGAGTCCAGCGCCGGAATATCCGCTTTCGTGGCGTAAAGATTACGGTTAAGGTAGGTTGTAGCCTTTGCCTCTGCCGCTTCACCAAGCAAGGTCAGCAGAGAATCCTCGTCCTTAAAATCCACTTCAAGACGGCACTGTGCTTTTATTTCTGGAAGCGTCAATAACATCCTGCCTCCTTATTTTTTACCCGTTCGTTTTTTTGCCTGCTCTGCCTGCTCTGCCTGCTCTGCCTGCTCTGCCTGCTCTGCCTGCTCTGCCTGCTCTGCCTGCTCTGCCTGCTCTGCAGGAGTATCCTCACTCACACATTCCGCATAACCTTTTCTGATCAGCTCTCTACCATGCTGCTCCAGCGTTTCAAACTCACTGCCTTCAGTCTGTACAGTACCGTTGAAATAAACCGGTTTAAGGGATCGCATTTTCATTTCGGCTTCCTCAGGGTGAAAGCGGCCAGAAGGCCGCTGTTATGGATTACTCGCCGACAGGAGCAGGTGCTGTAAAGGAGCCATAGACAAACGCCTCCGGGCGTTTTACCGACAGCGCCAGACGTTCTTCACAGCGGATAGAAATCATGTTTTTCTCGAAGTCATCGGCGTTTTCGGTGGAAATAACCACATTGGCATCTTCACGATCGAAGATTTGTGCACCGGCATTGAATGCACCGGTCAGGAATTTTCCGAGGAATGCTGCTGCTTCAGTCGCCACAACCGGCAGGCCCCACAGGGTAGGACCGGCCAGTGCTGACGGATTTGCAAGAATGTAACGACCCAGCGTGTCTTTGCTGAGTTCAATTTTCGCCCAGTCGGTGAAATGCAGAACATGACCAGATGCCGGGAAGCGAGCCAGTTGCGCCTGCAACATTGCCAGACGCAGATCGTCAATACCATTTTGATGAGCAACAGCAAACGCCGCAGCAAATGCAGATGCCTGAGGGACAATCCCCTCCAGGTGGGCACCAGTACCATCACCAAAGAGAATTTCCTGTTCTTCGACATACTTCAGCCCATAGCGAAGCTCGGCATCAATAGTTGACTGAAGCTGTGGCATATCGTCAAGGATCTGTTTAGCCGCTTTGAACAGATGAGCGATAGTACGAACCGGCGTAATTTTTTCAGCAAATGCGATATCGCTGTACGGCTTGGTGGTATTTTCTGCCACCGCTTTAGCATTATTGGTAAATCCGGTCTGCTGAACCCAGTAAATGGTATTGGACTCAGTGCGCCCAGGCGCGATCAGATCACGAATAAAAAGGCGCTGCTTCGGCTGTGTATCAATGCCAGGAAGACGGTCCGGCGCAACAATCTGACCTGGGACATTCACTGACAACAGAGCGGCACTAACAGGAATGCTCAGGCGCTTGTTGCCTTCAACACTGGCAGCAAAAGTTTTCAGCGCTTCAGCAGAGATAACCTGCTGGCCAACAGTCTCGACAACCTGTTTTGCATTTGCAAGTGGCATCTGCGCGACATGTTGTTCAAGGTCACCAACGGTTGCTTTTAGTGTTTTTTCAGCTTCACGAAGGGCGTTAAATTCAGACGCCATTTTGTCGACAGCCGCCTTCGTTTCTTCTGAAAGCTGGCCTGATTTTTGCGCTTCTTTGAGTGCGTCTTCTGCTTTCGCGTTGAACTTACTGGTTGCCTCTTCAATGCTGGCAGTGACTTTTTTCAGAATATCGTTTACTTCAGACATAAAGGGTCCTTATTTGACTAACGCCGCCAGAGCGCTTTCAAGTGAGTTGATGGTTTCAGGTTTGATATCTTCGGCAGCGCCCGGCGTACCGTCGTTATGGGTGACAGCGCCAGGCATGCCACCGGATAAGGCTTTAATGAGTTTTCTACGCTCAGAACGGGGAGTATTGGTTTTAGCCAGTAGCGCATCGAGTTTGCGCAGTGCGGCGGCGGGCGATTCATCGCCATCGCTGACTGCATCAGCAGAAAGCAGGCTGTCTGCCAGTCCTTTCGCCACGGCGTCGCTTCCACCGATATAGCTTTCAGCATCCATCAACTTCTGCACGGCTGTCATATCAAGGCCGGAGCGTGCCGCGTAGATATCAGCCATCGCGGTATCGAATGGTTCCAGTGACTGTGCCAGTTCAGCAAAGTCATGGCGGTTTCCCATCGCGTATACCCAGCAGTTGTGGATCATCAGGAAGGCACCACGACCGATCTGAATAATATCGCCAGCCATCGCAATGATCGATGCGGCACTGGCGGCAATACCCAGAACCTTGACCGTTACACGGCCTTCGTATTCGCGGAGAAGGTTATAAATCGCCAGTCCTTCGAACATATCACCGCCCGGTGAGTTGATATTCACCGTAACGTCGGCACCATTCATCGCCCGAAGTGCTCCGGCAATACGCTTGGCTGTCACCCCTTCGCCCCAGTAGTCCTGTCCGATAACATCAAAAACAGAAATGCTGTTATCGTCGGTGGCCGCAGCTTTAATCCCGCCGTCCCAGCGATCCAGTGCAGACGGTAAGGTTTCACAGGTAACGCGCGCGCAGGGACGACCCGCCGGTGCTACCGGAAGTTGTTTTTTGCTCATCAGGAAATTGCTCCTAGGCGGCCTGTTTCAGTGGAGATTGTTCGAAAGGAATATCAGGGAAAACCGCATTATGGACTTCGCGAAGCAGTTTAGCTTTTTCGGCTGTACTGTTTTTACGCAAGTCTTCAAGCGGGGTGAGATTCAGTTGAACTGTGTAGATATCCCCACCCTCAATCGGTGGAAGGTTTTCAAGGCGTCGCACATCATTACGCGACATCCATCCGTTTTGCAGTGCGGTGGTGTAGTACGCCGCACGCCCTGCGCTGTCGGCACGGAGCAGGCCTTCTACTGAGAACTCCGCAAATAAATCCTCATCTCCGTTAAGCAGACAGCGTGAAATCTCCTGCTCAATATTGACCAGCATTGGGCGTAGTGTATTAGTCAGGAACAGGAGGTTCATCCCTTCAACACTCGATGCCCAACTGCTCTGCTTCGTCGTGTGTCCTACCATAAAGGGAGGCACCCGGAACCAGCGGCAGATTTCCTCGATGCTGAATGAGCGTGATTCCAGCATCTGCGCATCTTCAGGATTCAGGGTTATGCCCTGATAGGACATATCCCCCTCCAGCACCATCACTTTTCCGGCATTTTTAGAGCCGACGAAGCGGTTAAGGTTTTCACGGTTTTTCTGGCGCTGCTCTTTGGTCAGAAGATTCTTTGACAGGAAAAATCCGGATGTCTGAATACCGTTTTCGAAAATTTTCGCTGCGGACTCTTCAACCGCCATCGCCGCACCAAACACGTCACGCCCGGTACGCATCGGCATCATCCCGCAGACACCATCAAGGCCAAAGCCCCGGATGTGCATCATGTTTTTAACCGGAATGATGCGCGCTATCCCCTTCTCAGTGTAGGTATAACGCAGTTCGCCGCTGTCCAGCCGCTCAACCTTCATGCACTGAGGCAGCAAAGGCACCAGTGAAACCAGTTTGGTACCAATCAACTTTTTTTCTACGTAGGCATTACCCCGAAGGCAGATACTGGCAACCACCATCAGCATAAAGCGCGACGGCGTCATTTCACTGTTGGGGCGGCGACATAACACCTGATAAGCAGGGTGATTAAGCGCCAGCTTGCGGGAACCATCAGCCGCCCGTTCGTATACCTTCATCGGCAGGGTTGAAACGGATTCACTCAGCAGACGTACACAGGCCCAGACAGAAGCCAGTGCCAGCGCTTTTTCTGCTGTAACGACTTTTCCGCTGCTACTGGTGCCATACCACTCCTGCCAAAAGGCTGCGTCATTCAGCCCAATTGTTTCGCCAAGCCAGTTAACAATCGCGGTTTTGATGCGGCCCGGCCGTTTTTTTTCCTTCATCAGATACCTACCATGATCGGATCATCAAAAAAATCATCAGGGTCGCCAGTCTCTACAAGAACCGCATCCTCCGCCGCACCAATAGCCATAGCTGAAGCCACCACGCCATCAATACGGCCAGTGCTCTTCTTCTTGGCAAAGATACGGTTGTCTTTCTGATCGGCTTCCAGAACAGCAGATGCCGCATTCCAGCGCAGACAGGGGTTAGTGCGGATAATCAGTTCGCCACTGTTAAGGTGCTCTTCAAACAACTCAATGGATCGCGGCATCCACAACCCAGACTCCTGAGCCTTGTAAAAACCCTGTCCGTGCGGAACCAGTTCAACATCAACGGACTGGTTCGCCAGTTCAACTTCGAGATATTTAATTCGGTACTGGTCGCAGGCTATACATTTGATATTGTGCTTTTGCGTTAACTCCCCGATACGATCGGCCACAAACCCGTAATTAACAGCCTTACCCGGTGGTGCGTGAATAAATCCATTACGCAGCCAGGCGTCATAGGGAACATGGTCAGTTTTGGCGCGATCGAGCAGTGTGTCTTTTGGCGTCCAGAATTCGACCATTAACTTTTTAAATTTTGGAAAGTAAAGTGCAAGCGAGGTAAGGTCGCGGGAGCCGGAAAGGTCCAGTCCGCCATAACATTCTTCACCTGTCAGTTCTTCAGGGTCGAAATCCTGCTCGCATTTCATCTACGTATCGCTGTCCACCCACGGGTCAGCAGATTCCACCCATTGGCAGAAATTAAGGCGGCGCACAATACTCTCTTTCGACGGCATCCCGCGCGCCTGCGTCACCTGCTCACGCAAATATTTCTCGGTGAAGGTGTGCCCCAGTGACGGGTTAGCCTTACCCCAGCAGGATTCGTCTTTAAACGGGTCGTCCCCTTCATCAAGCGAGCATATGAAGCTGAAAAAGCTGTCATCTTCCAGATCACCGGAAGCAACTTTTCGTCCGTACTCGTGATACTCAAAACAAACACTGGTTTTATCGTGGCCGCTGTTGGTAATAAGGAACATCAACGCCTGTCGACGCCCCTTCGTGCCAGCGCGCATCATCTCAACAACCTGATTGCTTTTATGTTCGTGAACTTCATCAATCAGAGCGCAATGTGGGCGGGGGCCTGACTGGCCATCATCAGAACTGATTGGCCGGAAAAAAGAACCAGTCTGAACAAACGCCAGATTCCATTCTTTTCCAGTACCACCTGATTTATCAATTCTCTGAGACAGAGCAGGAGACTGATCCACCATCGCCACAGCATCCCGGAACAGGATCATCGCCTGGTCTTTTTTTGTGGCGGCGGCATACACTTCAGCGCGTGGTTCTTTGTCGGCGACCAGACAATATAATCCGACGCCACCAGCGAGAGGGGATTTACCGGACCCCTTCCCGGACTCCACATAGACCATGCGGAAGCGTCGGTATCCATCACTGGCCTTCCAGCCAAAAATAGAACCAACAATAAAGGACTGCCACGGCAATAGAATAAAGGGCAAACCTTCATGCTCACCGCCGTTGAGCTTTAAAACTTTTGAAAAAAAATCAATGCCCCGTTGCGCGGATTTAATGTCCCAGGTAAGTCCTCGCGCCGGTCCATTTTCCAGATCGCGGAGATGACGGGCGCAGGCGTTACGGATATCCGGCCCGGCAAGAATCTTCCCGGTTGTGACATCCAGCGCATACTGCGTGGCCGGGTCAACCGAAGAACTGGTTGAGCGGGTCTTCTTCTTTTTCTCCACCATCAACTTTCACCTTCGTTCTGGCTGCCGGGGTAAGACCGAATTCGACCAGGTAACTTTTAAAGCGGCGATCTGCATCTGCCAGCATAGCTACAGCAGGATTTGCCTTAATCAAAAAACCACCATCCGTCTGTACGGTATAAGTTCTGCCCTCATCAGCGATCGTCAGACGCAACTGCAGAATATCGGCGTAAATATCGCAAAGGCGTTCCAGCGCAAGCACGTCTGCGACGGTGAGGACTCCCATACCATCAAGCAGTACGGTAAGTTTTCCCCATGCGACTTTCCCCCAGTCTGTGAGGTGTGCCGGTGGGCTTGGAATTTCTCTGATCGGGGTGGGTTCTTTGTCGTTAAGTTTACGTTTGCCCGGGTTACCAGTTACCACCTTCAGGTGGGACGGTTTCGGGCGTCTTCCTGCCATCGGAACCTCCCTGAAAAAAACTTTTCATTTCGCGGTTGTGCACAAAAAGGGGGGCTAGCGGTCAGGGAGGCGATGTCTCCTGAACTCTTTACCTACCCTCCCCTTCGCGCTCGTGTCATCTCACCTTCGCCAGTGCGACTGTGGGTCGAGTGGCAGCCCGTTCTCATCACACCCGATCACGTGACCGCGTTTCTCTTCACGTTGTTTGGTGGAGTCGTGGTGCTGTTTACAGAGGGGTTGCCAGTTACCCTTATCCCAGAAGAGCTTCCGTGCCTTCGCTATCTCTTCCTGATTGCCACCCTTCAGTGCTTCCTTCAGCTTATGTGGCCTTATGTGGTCAACCACCACTGCAGGGATTGCCCTGCCCTGGCGACGACACATGACACATAGAGGATTAGAATTCAGAAATGAGAGTCTGGCTTTGTCCCAGCGACTGTTATAGATACGCGGCTCGGACATGTCTTCTCCTGTATTTGATGAGCGCGTGCGATGCGCATAAAAAAGCCCCGCTATTGCGAGGCTACGATTTAGAACTAGCGGATTTTAGGACGCAGAAACAAAGTAAAGATCTACTTTAATTAGTTCATCTAAATGCCAGATGAAATAATCTTGATTTCTCTTCCCTTGAGTATATTCATTATATGCCGCCATAATATTGCCCCATAATTTTTCAACATCTGTATCTTTAAATAATTTTTCTGTAGCAAACCAATATCTAGCACACATTTGCATAGAATCTTCTAACTTTTCAAATTCTTTCGCCAGACCTTTAAAAGCGGTTATTTGCTCAACTGGAAGCTTAGTTTTTCTCAGATCATTTTCACTATAAAGAAGATTTCTTCCGACCCTAAGTTGTACTGGATCAATTTCATCAGGTTGCCAAAGAGTCACAAACTTAAGTTCTAACAATGCCATTTTGAAATCTTTCTTAGATTTCAAAACCTCTTGGTGTCTCCAAGTGTTTAAAGCAGTTTTTGCAAAAAATAAGGTTATCATTGACACAATGGCAGAAACAGTTGTCCCTATCATTGAAAACAAGGCAATTTTATCAGCTGTTGACATGATCCCTCCATAAGTGACGGGATACTTTAGCATTATCACAGGCATTCAGTGAATGCCTGTGATAATGCCTTACTCTTCAGCCGCCGCACCTTCCGGCAACTCAACACAACCAAAGACAGGCATACCCGGCGAACGATCATCTTCCACCGCTACCAGTTGCGATTCGGAATACCAGCGCTCAGTCGCACATTTATTGGCGGCCTGGTAGTAAATAAAGTACTGGTTCTCACCTGTCACATGCTGGGAGCGGGCCTGTACCTCGCCGAACTCATCACTAATGCGCAAGTTCACTAGTTGCCCAAGACAGAATTTAAAGTCTTTTGCTACAGGAAAGATTGCAGCGCCGTTTTGTTCTTTTTCCATTATTCACTCTCTTATTGTTAAAAAGCCCCGCTAATGTGAGGCTACAGGATTGTTATTTGGGCAGTTGCGCTGAACAGACCTGTTGTGCCCCAATATGTCCCGCTTCGTCTGCTTATCCAGCACGGTAATATCGTGCTCAGTGAGATAGATGATGCTTACCCAGTCACAGGCCGTGTCCGTTACTTCAGGTTTTGCGGGTAAATTTTTCGCGCAACTCACGGTCAACATCGTCATCAGGAAGATGATTAACAGTCTGCTGTACATCCCTGGCTCCTTTTGTTGTCTCTACCCGGCGTTCTGCAACTGCTTCAGTAGCTGCTGCACGTTCCTCAGTGCGTTGCTGGTCCGCTTTTGTTTCGGCGATATTTGTACCGCGTGATTTGCCCAGACCAAAAGCACCTAGAATTGTAGCCAGTACAGCAACAACCAGGCCGATAATCATTTCAAGTCCCATAGCGCCCTCAGACCAGTGCGGCTTTTGCTTTGGCGTAACGTTCACGGCGGTCTTTAATGCCATTCTGCCCGCCGTTAATAATCTGTGTGACACGCTCCAGATCGCCCGGATACCGTAGACAACCGTTTGAAACATAGAACCAGGCAGCGCTGCGTGCAGCGTTAATGTCCCTTTCCAGAAGTTCAGGGTTGCTGACTAAATCCAGTTTTAACGCCGTACCACAGGTCAGGTAGTTATCCAGGAAGGTTATCCCTATAATTCCGCGCCCCCGGTATTTCCACCCATCACCAGCCGACTTGTTGCCAAAGCGGCCTCCGTATACCAGATTTGCAATCGCCCGCTGGCGTTCGAGTGGCAGAACTTTTTCGTAATTTTTTCTTCCCAGCGCACTGGCCTGGTCTGGAGTGAGCCGCTTTGCTTTCACAAAATAGGCTAATCCGTCGACGCTATAGTTGAAGCTTTCCACCAGTTGGGTAAAACCAGTGCTTTCGTGCCCGCATTGCGCAATAAACATGGCCTGATCGAGTTTTGTCGTAATGCCGAATTCTTTCATTGCCGCATCAATGTGCGGAAACCAGCGTGCAGAAAGCCCGGCGCTGATACCAGCCGCCTGCTGAAATTGTGATTGGTTCATATTTGTACCGGATTAAACCACTATTAATGGTAGGGATTAGAATTCACCTAAGATGATGAAATTCAGTTTAATTTAAGTCACAATGAAACTTAAGATAAATCCTAATGATTTCATCTTCTTTGCGGGTTGTAGCGATGTCGTTGCGGCTCGCTTTTTTATTTGTGAACAGCATCAACCAGACGTGCCACATTGCCTCTGACGGCGACCAGCACGGACAGGAAAATAATGTTGGCCCCGATAGTGGCCCATGATGAGTACGGGTATATACCGCACAGATACGCCAGCGGAACGGCGCTATAGATGACCGTAAGCAACCACGCTAAGCGGGAAATCCACGGTCGATGTCGGGAATCACCGCGACGGTAAAACATCAGGGTCAACACTACCCCAGCGCAAAGCAGCGCGTTGATTGTTGCCGATGGGTCATTTAGTACCACCTGAACCTCCCCGGCGCGTTATCAGCGCCACCAGCGAGCCGATATCCTGGTTATTCAGGAACGTCAGGATTTTGACGGCTAAAGCAGAAACGATTACGGCTCCGATGGCATCCAGCGGTTTATCGCTATATCCCGTAAGGGCTGACAATTTAGCCCCAACTAATCCAGCACAGAGCATTCCGGCAATATATGACACTATGAAATATGCCAATCGGCGTGAAGTGCTCAAATCAGCAGCTGATGCTATGTAGAAAACAGAACCAGCAAATGCACCGAACACAACACCATAATCCGTTCCGGTTAAAAGTCCGTAAACACTCGCCCCAGTTAAAGCGCCACCAGCTAAGCCTGTGCCGGTTATTGGTTCGGACATCTGTCCCCCTCAATTACTGTGAATCCTCTCAGAAACGAGGGGAAAGGGTTCAGGCCGCAAGCTCATGCGGTCACGGTTAATCTGCAGTTTTTAGCCGGGGCCTGAAATGAAAAAACCCCGCCGATTGGCGAGGTTCTGAAATATTTAAGTTCGCGTCTAAGTGACCACTCTTAACAGCTTATTCATATTTTTACGTACGTAAACTATTTTTATGCAGCCGCGACAATTTTTCTTACAGGAATAAATGACACCTCGACATCCATTTCAAGTTTCACTTCAAGCATCATTAACATGCCTTCAATTATTCCCTCACCTTTCTGTAGTTTTTTCCCTATATGACCATCGGAGCAGTTATGCTTTTTTGCCAGCGACATGAATGTCATTCCGAACAGGTAATAGTCCACCAGCAAATCATGAAGCTCACTATTGCCTTTGTTCAGTCGGGACATACAACCACAGATAACCATTGCATCATCATCACAACACTGGACGCGGGATTTAGTCTTTGCAGGTATGAGCCCTTTAAAGCCAGCCGCAATATGAGCCCATGTAACGTCTTCACTGTTATTTGCTGCCCAAGCGCCCCAGCGCTCCATTACCATTTGGATATTACGCTGCATGGTTCACCTCTTTTATCTGGCCCGTAATCATTTCAATGCTGTTGTTGCATTCGTTTCCCCAGCGGTCCCATCCGTTCCACTCTTCCCGAGCGAATATTTCGATTCTTTTCACATCGCCGTATAGTTGCTCCAGTCGGTTCCTGACTTCCCAAGGCTTTGCGCTATGTTCGCCCAGGCAGGTATGAACAACCTGTTTTACTGCTGCGCTGGCGCGTTGTAGCCCCGTTCCTTTCGTCGCAATCAGCACATCCTCTGTATTACTGCGGGTGTGATTACCACCGTTCATGCGGGTTTCACGGTCCAGCATTTCAAGCAGATCGTTAAAGTCCACCAGCTCTCCAGCGCTCAATGCCTTATTGAAGCGATCAGCAGCGTTCTGGTTCAGCTTCACCCACGTAAAGCCTTTCATCGTTCTGACACGGAATCCCCATGATTCAGCCAGTTCTACAGCCTCACGGTTATGGGTCCCGGTGTACCACATCGCCAGAACAGCGTTTTCAGCAGCCAGTGACCAGACAGGAAGGCGTTTAAGTTCTTCCATGCTCATGGTGCTGTAATGATTACAGGCCGCGCCGTTGCTGATTCTGTTGCCGTATTCCCACGGTGGATCACAGTAGATAAGGTCGTATGTCATGCTGCCCTCTGCTTTTTCAGTTCGCGGGTTTTACGGCGGTAGGTAGCCGCAATATCTTCAAGCTCTTCTCGTGAGTAGTGCTTCGCCTCGTGTGGCCCTCCCAGCCATTCCACCAGTTCAAGGCCAAACCATTCGATTAGCGTTGCTCTGTAGCGCTCGTGTACCGTCTTGTTTTTAGCGGTAAAGCGACCAGCGCCACCGTTACAGGCTTTGCACTGGCGATAGGCGTTCTTCTCTTCAAAACGCAGTTCAGGACGTGATCCAACGCTGAGGAAGTGACCGCAATCCCACTGACCGCCGAAAATCATTGGGGGATGATATGTGCCGCAGGACGGGCAAGGCTTACCTTCGTCACGTTCGCGGATAAAAGCGTTAAATGCCGTTTGCGCCTTACTGACAAAGTACCCACGAGGCTGGAGTGCCTTCTTACGAATCTTAAGGCTAACCTTTCTCTCTGCTTCCGCCTTCCTGGAATTCAGTGCGCGGTTGTAGTCAATCGCACAGCGAGGGCCGCATACTTTCTGCAGGTTGCGATCAGGGGTGAAAATCTCACCGCACTGAGCGCATATCTTGGGCTTGTACACCTTTAGCTTTTGTCTGGCTGGCTTCTTCACTGCTTCATCCCCCTGTGGAATACCCATTCGAATACTTCGGAGCCGTTTTGCAGCAGATCGTTAAAGTCACCCTGTGCAGGCCAGCGGACGGATACAGTCTCCAGATCGTTCTTCGCGTGCAGGTTGGCAGCAGCACATTCAAATGCAGCAGCATGACCGGCTGCGTTTGAGTCAGCATCAGCAAAAATAATCAGGTTCTTTACCCCGGCAGGAACACGGAACTTCTTCATGAAAGCGGTGTTCATCGTTGCCCAGGTGTGACATTTGGTTATCTGATGGCAGGCCAGCGCAGTTTCGATACCTTCAGCGATACCCAGCGTGGAGGATACGGGGAACATGCGGATAGCAACTGATTTAGCAAACTCCAGATAACTATCTTCCTGCAGCTTCATCATCTTCTTGGCTGCGCCGCCAGTTTGCGCTTTCTTGTCCCCGTCAAGCAGGGTGCGGTGCAGGTAGCACAGCTCGCCTTTATCGTCCGTCGCCAGCGCGTAAATAGCCTGGAGATTTTTACCGTCTACCGGCTGTTTGTCGCAGAATCTGACGCTTTCGGCTGGAAGGGTATTAAGCCCTCTCCCCTTCAGGTAACTGTCTGCACTGGTCCCACGCAGCGGGATGAGCTTTGCAAATTTACGGCTTACCTTCTCACGCTGCTGCGCCAGCGATGTGCGTACCGGGTTTACACTGGTACGGTCTGAGGTGTATTCATTGCCGATCAGCCTGTCTATCTCTGAGGCAAGAACCTTAAATTCTTTCCCTGTTTTTGCTGTCAGCAGCCCAGCCATCGCCTGAACCACACACGCAGATGTATGACCCGGTACCGTTTTTATTGTCACAGCGGAATTTCCCCTTACGACCACACAGAGGACATTCCCCTTTAAGGTGGTTTTTCCCGGTAATTCCAGGAAGACCGTAGTGTTTGTATATCTCAGCCCAGCGACCAATTGCGGCTTGTTTGGTATTCATGCGGCTTCCCCTTGTTTCTCTTTACGTTTCGCGAAGGCGATCAGTTTTGATTTGATGAAATTCGTCACTTCAGGTGTGATTTGCTGCGGGGTGTGATGTAACCCTCTCGGCCATACACCGAATTTTTGGCGATAGGTATGCGCACACCATCCGTCACTGACAGGGCGTCCCTGTGCTGCGCGGGTGCGCTGATAGAAAAGAATCTGAGACCACCAGGATTGTTTCTGCTCTGGGGTGTATTTAACTTCCGCTTTGCTGACCTTGGTCAGTCCACGGGATTTGTCTGTTTCAACGTCTTCCCCGGCCAGCGGTTTAAAACCACATTTCGGGCAGATATAAATTCCGGCAGGTTTCACGTATTGGCACTGGCTGCACTCTTTCGGCAACTTCTCCGGCTCGTCGGTCTTGGTAACGCGCTGCGGGGCTTCTTCCATGCCGTCAGACGACGAAGGGAGATAGTCATATTCAATGTCGTCGGGATAACCCAGCTTATTGACCGTGCCGCTGTGGTCGAAGATGAGACAGTGATCTTTGCCAGGGGCCGCGCGTAATCCTCGCCCAAGCGTCTGAATCCAGCGAATTTCACTTTTAGTCGGTCGGGCAAAGATGATGCAGCGAACATCACTGTCGAACCCGGCTACCAGTACACCAACGTTGATGATGATTTTGGTAATACCCTGCTCGAAGCGACGGATCGTTAACTGACGTTCTTCATGGGGTGTGCTTGCCGTCATGACTTCAACGGTCACCCCGGCGCGGGAAAACTCCATCGTGACGTAGTTCGCATGGGCCACATCAACGCAGAAACAGATTGTTGGGCGATCCTGCCCGTTCTCCAGCCAGTTTTTTACAATATCGCCAACCAGTTTGGCTTCACTCATAACCTTACTGAGCTGGCCTTCCTTGTAGTCGCTGCCATACCCAGCAACGTAAGACGTTTCCACCTCAGAGAGATCGGGATGTGACGGCGCGTAAAATTCGTATTTGCTCAGTGCGCCAATCGCGATCAGCTCCTTCATCGTTGTTGGCTTAATCAGGCGCTGATAGTAATTGCCCAGGAACTTGGCGAAAGGCGTACCGGAAAGACCGACCACCTTCGTTTTTGTGTTGCGGGTCAGGTTGTCGATAACCTCCAGCAGCTTTTTGCGCTTCAGGTGGGCTTCGTCAACAATCAGCAGGTCGATGTTGTCCGGGAATTCACGGCGAATGAGTGTATCGGCGCTGGCGATCTGAATAAGCGCTGTCGGGTTATATGACGGATGATCACGCCAGACATAACTGATCTCTTCGCCAGGAAGACCATATTCCATGAATCGGGTGGCAGTCTGGTCAAGCAGTACCGTATACGGGGCCACAAACATTACGCGCATTTCACGGCTGACAAAGCCATCAGTGATCAGCGCGGCAATAGCCGTTTTACCAAAACCAACCGGGGCATAGAGCATAAACGAATTATTCTGCTTCCATGCGCCGCGCAGCATGTTGAGTGCGACGATCTGTTTCTCACGAGGCTGGATGTTAAGCATTGACTAGTACCTCCCCGAATGCTTTAGCAACCAGATCGGCAATGACAAACTTCTCGCGCTGACGCTGAACGGACAACGTAACCGTTTTGGTGCCGTCTTTACGCATGCGGCCTTTGAGAAAACCGCCGTGAATGTGACGAATAAAATATTCAGAGTTAGCCAGGCGCGGAATGCTGCGAACACGGCCAAGATTGCTGACTTCATAAGCTTTTGAATAAAGCTCAACTGGAACAGGGGCCCATTTTTCGTTAGCGTCTGAATAAATCATTTTATCTCCTTTTGGATGGCTAAACGTCTGGATTCCCATTCAACGTTTTAACCCCATACAGTGATCTATCTGTTAGATCGATCTCTTCTGGTAAAGCTGTTCCAGCCCTTCGGGCTAAAACCCAACACCGCCCCCTTTCCCCCAACCCGGTTTCAAAAATTCATACCCTGGGTGGGAGCGAGGTATATCCCATGACCGCTGGGGTATATCTCGTGCAAAACTCTCGCAATCGGCGGTTTGCCGTTCGTCGTGCTGCGTTCTGCTGCCGGAAAGACACCGGTTCTGCATCGAACGCCTCCTGGTACGCCTGCGCATACGCCATCGCGATTTTTTCCCGCATACCTGCCGGGAGTGTTGCTAACTGCTGTTTAATCCACGGGGCGTCCTCACGAAAAAAAACCGTGGGCATAGTCACGTGAAAATATTCGTCCTGATACATAAGCCCTCCTGCGTCACGTCTGTGAGCCGGGCGTAGACTGATTAGTCTGGAGGTCTGGAAACCTCATCAGGGGCACAGAAGACCCGGAATAACAGCGTCAGGTGTTCCTGCCATTTGGTCATAACCTGATAGCTATTCTCTTCAATCTGAGCGCGTTCAGCGGCGTCGATAACTCCGTCTGCGGTAGCTTTACGGATATACTGAGAGTGCCTGCCAATCCACTCGATGGATTCCATAAGGCGCTGATTGATGTCGGCGTTATCAACATCATCAACATCTGCCAACGGCACAAACAGACCGTTCGAGTTCCGGGCAACAGCATTTGCGATATGGTTTGAACCACCAGCAGCCTGTAAGACCATCGCCCATCCCAACGGGAAGATTTGATCACCGGTAGTACGAAGTCGGTTATGTAGTGGATCGGTTGCCGGGGTTACGTCATCAGATTTATATACCCCAAGGATTTCAGCAGCTTCTTCATAGCCACCAGGTAAATCAGCGATAGTTCTTCTGATAGCAGCCACCAGCCACGCAGGCTGTTTTTCAACTTTCCACTCTGGTTGATTACCCACGACTCACCTCTTAATGCTGTGGTTACTTTCATGCTGCTGTTTTTTTATGATCAAGTTCTGGCCAAATCTTTTCCTAATCATCTGGGTGGAGGTTTTTCCTGCTAACTGAGCCGCCAGAATGCGTTTCGATAGAAACAGATAGGGCAGCTCCCAACTTTTGTTTTTTGCTTATGGCTTTACGCAAGTACTCAAGAGAGGTTTCGCATCGTGATGCAAACTCTCTCTGTTTTTCGAGCGACAAAGCGTTTAGATAATTTCTTAACGTTTCCATCACGCCTCCTGTGCCTGGAAAGAAAATATACCTTTAAGTAAATACAAGTCAATACCCAGGAGTCATTTACCTCAAAGTAAATTTAAGTAAGATGAAATAATGAAAACTGAAACGCCTGACATCTTCGAGTTACGACGCCTCAAACTTCAGGAGTTGGTAACTCGCTTTAAGACCCAAAGAGAGTTTGCTGAAAAGGCAGGGCTTGATCCGACTGTTGTTTCTCGGATGCTTTACCCTGTTGGTAAACCTAATAAGCGGAATATTGGGGAGCAGGCAGCTCGCCAGATTGAAGATGCTATGAAAATCAGCCGTGGATGGATGGATGGTCTTGGACCTACCACAAAAATGGATGTTGATGTACCCACTCACAAAGTCGACAATTATCGTGTAGAAGTTCTCGACCTTACTGTGAGTGCTGGTCCTGGATGTTTTATGATCTCTGAGTTTGTTGAGGTTCTACACGCCATTGAGTTCACCACCGAGCACGCTCGTTCACTTTTCGGAAATCGTTCTCAGGAAGATGTAAAAGTGATGACTGTCGATGGTGACAGCATGTGCCCAACTATACAGTCTGGAGACAGGTTGTTTTTTGATGTTTCGGTAAGAAACTTCAAGGTAGATGGTGTTTATGCGTTCGTATTCGGACAGCACTTCCATGTAAAGCGCTTACAGATGCAGGGTTTGCAGCTTGCAGTTTTATCAGATAACCCTGTGTACAAAGACTGGTACGTAACTGAAGAAAACCAAGATCAATTGTACATAATGGGGAAAGCATTGCTACATGAATCAATAGCTTACAATAAACTGTAATTTTAGATGTCGGAAGTTGAAACAGACTGAGCAATTTCTAAAAAACAACATTTAACCCGGCCCCAGCGCCGGGTTTTTATTGTCCTTTTCTCACCATAGCAGCGGCATCCCGTAAAACACCTTTGTGGATCACATTACCCACCGCGCGACGCTTAACCTCTAGGCTATCTACAATCGCATCTCGACTTATCACCACACCGTTGATTATCAACTCGACAACTGCACCGCCTATTTCGCCAGCGATGAATGCCGCACGGTCTTCTTCCAGCTCATCACGTTCCATATCAGGCCCTCTCTGTTGCTTTTCTGAGCATATCACGCATCTCCGAAATAAATAAATTCCAATTAAAAGCAATCAATTGCCATGTAAGTAAATAAAAATATACCTTTAGGTATTTACACAAAAATTACTCACGGGTATATTCAAATCATCATCAGCGAACAAACCGAAACCAATCACCATTGCAAACGGCGTTAGCTGAAGTAATACCGCTCTTTAACAATATGAACACTTACAGCGTCAATGACCTGTTTAGACCCCTACACGTAAACGTGGCGTAGCACCAGGCGCGATCCGGTTGGTGTGAGGTTATCCCCGCGCGAGAGCGAGAACGGCGTGAGAATGGGCAACACTGGCAGGGAAATGACGCTGATTACTGCTTAGAAGAGTTAGGTTCCCCCCGGTTACCCAGGGGGATGTGTGAGAAATTATGAACAGTATTTCTTCACGATTAACATGGTGATGAAAATCAGTGTCGCTGTAACTGGTTCACAATGACTCAGCAGCAATGACATGATTAAGTAATCATATTTAGTCATCTACGTTTCCACGCCTACCCTTGCGAGTAGTCTGCTGAATGAATTCTCAGCATCCATATGTTCTCATATTCAGAGATATCAAAAAAGCCTTAGGACCCTTGGGAGTGCTTTGGGGTGTGATGAATTGTAGCCATTAAAGGTAAGCCGAAGATCAGCACCGGCCACCGCACCACCAAAACATTTCCATAATTTCGATGTCCAAAGCATTGGTGAACACTTAGAAATCAGACGAAACACACACATTCATACGGTTACTTTGTGTCAATCATTTCAGGAGGTTATAGTGCCATTATCCAAGCGTTCAGTTGAAGGCAGTCAAATGGCAAATGCACAGTACGAGAAAGGGAAAATCATACTTGAGCACACTAAAACTCAAGTCAAGAAGGCTGGAGAGTGCATACGAAAAGGAAATGGTGATATCGAAAAATCAATCGAGATTATCCAGCAGTATAGAGCGGCCCATCTGTACCCTTTGATGATTATTAAAAATCTCGTGTGGAAACATGCGCAAAAAATAAACAAAAACGCTATCATTGCACGTAGATTAAAACGTCTTCCGACCATTATTGATAAGTTACGACGTAAAACACTTGATGGTAAAACGCCGAATTCTATTGCTGTAACCCGAATGAGCGATATTGGTGGTTGCCGTGTAATTGTCGAGGACAGACAAGAGTTACTTTTATTAGATTCTTCGTTAGACAAAAGTCGCACCACCCATAAATCTAAGGTCAAGGATTATATAAGAACTCCGAAACCTACCGGCTACCGTGGTATCCATAGAGTTTATAGTTGTTATGACAAGGATGAATCTCATCAGTGGAAAGGGTTTGATATAGAAGTACAGTTAAGAACTAAACTCCAACATTTATGGGCCACTACAGTTGAAGTGGTGGATTTGTGCGAAGGCAGGGCCCTGAAAACTAACCCATTCGAATCAAACCCTTCATGGATTGAGTTTTTCCAGCTAATGAGTGAATTCATTGCTGATGAAGAAGGATTCATTTTCCTACCTCCTCATAATAAAAACATCATAAAATCAAGACTTTTAAGTCTTAATGATAAACTTAATGCCATCGAAAAGCTCAGGTCATTTAACCGGTTATTCTCTGATAAAGAGTTAGACCTTTCCAAGAATAAGGGCGGATATGTAATAATCGCATTAAAATCAAATAAAATATTTTACAAGACCTTTACAACATCTCAAAAGCACTTAGCTGTAACTGCATATTCCATTGTTGAAAAAGACGATGATGCAAATGGTTTATTTGTTGAGATGGACGACCTGCGAAAATTATCTTCTGCCTACCCTAACTATCTAATCGATACGAGATTTTTTATAGATAAGTTTGAGTTGTATACCAATTCAAGTTATTGGGCAAAACCCCGACAGATTTAATCTTTGTATAACTGAGGTCGCAATTGCGGCCTTTTTTATTAGCCTTATCCTTTGGCGGTTATCTGGTCTTCAACCAACTCACAGGAGGATGAAGATAATGTTCTGACATATAACCGCCCTTTTTATTCAATGTGTCCGCTTCCGGTGTCGGCTGGGACTCCCTACCCAGCGCGGGTTCAACTCCTGCCGGATACCTAATCATATGGTGACTTATATGACCTTCCGTAACGTTAATTTTTACTACGGCGACCTGATGCGCGTCACTCGTGGTGTGCAGGCTGTTCGTAATCCAAAAACAATCGCTAATTTCTGGCGGCGTAGCTGGTTATGCAGGTTACTCACTCAGAAAGGCGATCCTCGTTTATAACTGGAGATAACTATGTCAGAAACAAAGAACACCACACCATTCAGCCAGCAACTGGCTTATATCAATAAAGGCACACTGGATGCTGAACTGACCGAAGCGCTGGCCGAAGTGATTAAAGCAGTCCGCGAAACTGGCAAGAAAGGTGCGGTTACGCTGACTCTCAATTGCGCCATGCTGAATACCCGTGACGAAAACACCATGAAGGTCACGCCAAAAGTAACCCGAACCATCCCTGAACTGGACCGCGCCGATACCATCATGTTTGCAACCGCCGATGGCGATCTACTGCGTGACGATCCTGCGCAGACACAGCTTGATTTAAAGGTTATCGAACCTGCACCACAAACAGCACCTATCAAGCTGGCCCAGTAATACCCACCAAACAAACCATTCCAATCTGATAAGGAAATATTCAATGTCTCAAATTGAAGGCTCTGCCGTGCTCGACATTCGTGATCTGGTCTCTGCAACTCTGAAGACTGAGACGGACATTCCGTCAGTTGTTGTACCCGATGGCTTTGAAGTCAAATCCCTCGAAAGTCTGCAACTGGCTCCGTCGCGCATTCGTCAGAGCGCCAACCTGATTTCTCCGGGTTCGCTGATCGCTTACATCCAGCGATTCCGTGATGAACGTACTGTAGTTTTCGCGGATAAAACTAAAACGCGCATTGTCGCCGTGCTGGATTTCCACCAGAACGCAGACAATCCGAGCTGGGCTGCACATGAAGCTGTTTATGACTGCCCGTTCTCCGACGAATGGAAATCATGGACTGCCAACGATGGCAGCAAAATGGACCAGATCAACTTCGCTGAATTCTTGGAAAACAATATTCAGAATGTTGCGCCGGTTAGTGATTCATACCATGGCCCGTCAGGTACCGAACTGCTCGAAATGGTCCTGGCATTCCAGGAAACTCGCAAATCTGAGTTTAAGTCTGTTAAACGCCTTTCTGATGGTACCTGCCAGTTCCAGTTCAGCGATGAAAAATCAGGTTCTGGTAATACCAAAATGCCGGAAAAAATCAGCCTGGCAATTTCTCCATTCCACAACGGCTCTCCTTACCAGGTCGATGCACGTATCCGCTACCGCCTGCGTGATGGTCAGTTGGTCCTCTGGTATGAGCTGATCGAACCGAAGAAAGTTGTTGAGCACGCATTCCAGGAGATCGTCACCGATATGGAAAGCCAGCTTGGCGAAGACCTGCCTATCTACGAAGGCTCTGTTTAATCCCACCGTGTGTTGTTTTATGCGCCTGCCCTGCGGGCGCATAGCAAAGCACTCTCCCACTACATGAAGGAGTAACCATGCCCAGTTTAGGCCAGCTCTATAATGATAAAGACGCCGGGTTAACTACCCGCAAAACCTACAATGTTCCGCTGGATAAAATTTACGCCGAAGAAGGCTACAACGTTCGTGAACTCAATCGGGCGCATGTTGAAGAATTCCGCGATGCGTTTATTGCCGGTGAATATATCCCGCCGCTGGCCGTAGAAGTTACCGAGCGTGGTGTGAAGGTTATCGACGGCCATCACCGCTATCATGGTGCGCTGGCTGCTATCGAAATGGGCCACGACATTGTGCGCCTTGAATGCAAAGATTTCGTCGGTAGTGAAGCCGACAAGATCGCCTTCATGGTAACCAGCTCGCAAGGATTAGCGCTTACTCCTCTTGAACGTGGCGCGGCATATCATCGCCTTCAGAATCAGGGCTGGAGTCCTTCAGAAATAGCGGCAAAAGTTAAACGTTCTGAGTCCGATATTCTGCAACACCTTCAACTTCACGAATGTACTCCATATATCAAAAAACTCGTTCGTGATGGTTCCATGAATTATGCCATCGCCATCGGTATCTCCCGCGAGCATGGTGTGTATGCCGATCGCGAAGCTTCACGTCTGATGAAGAAAGCTGAAGCCGCAGGTAAGAAAAAAATAACCAAGAGCATCGCCAATCCTCAGTTTAATGCCGGAAAAGCAAGAAAGTTTCTTGAGCTTATTTCTTCATGTGCTGAGGACTCTGGTGAAGTGCTGACCATTGAAGTGCCACCAGCAATGCAGGCTGAAATTATCTCTATTCTTCGGGAATTTCGTCATGAAGCAGTCTGATTTACCAAGATGCCCAACGTGCGGAAATATGCCCGAATACTCGCTGAAACCCAATCATCTTGGCTGGGTTTGGGGTGGTATCAGATGCCCGTATGACCATTACAGCGTGAAGCCCAACGGACCGGCCAGTAACCGTGCAAAGGCAGAAGAAACTCTGGCTCCGCAGTGGATTGCGTTGGTAGAAAAAGCAAGATAAGAGGTTTTATGATGAGCAAATCAAGCATGGAATATTACTTCGAATTCCCCGCCTCTCGCGGGTTACAGGGGAATACGCTTATTCTTCTGATGAACGTTCCAGGGCGAACCTTATCCCGTGTACTGGCATCCGATAATTACGGACACACCCTCGATCGCTCTCAGCGCGAAATAAACAAGTCACGCGTCAAAAAGTTTTACGATTATCTGGTTACAGCAGCAGAAAATAAAGAGCCATTCATCATCCCACCACTGGTTGGAAACTGCGCTTCACATGTGGAATTCGAAGAATTCGGCAACACAAATGTCGGTGTTGTTAGGTTTCCTATGGATGCCGAAATTAAACTTTTCGACGGTCAGCACCGCGCTGCGGGTATATCTCAGTTCTGCAGAGATAATGATGCAATCCTGCATGTACCGTTGATGATGACTCTGCTACTTCCACTGAAGACACGTCAGCAATTCTTCTCCGATATTAATAACAACGTCTCCAAGCCATCAGCCGCAATCAATATGGCTTATAACGGCAGGGATAAAATTGCACAAGAAATGGTGTCATTCCTGTCTACTCACCCTGTGTTTTCGGAAATCACAGACTTCGAACACAACGTAGTTCCGGCCAAAAGTGATCTGTGGGTCAGCTTTAAGGCCATGAGCGATGCAACCTCAAAATTCTCCGGAAATGGGGATGACGCCATTGCAACAGGTGATATTTACGATATCTGGGAAGCATGGCTCAAGTTTACCGCTATAGATGGCATCCGGCATGGTGTTACCCCATCCGAATACAAACGGGATTACATTCAGTTTGTAGTGGCACACTGA